CGCATTAAGAAACCTGCAGTGAGTCCAAACCAACGGATATCCTCTACCCTAAGTCTACTAAGTGTACTCCTGTTGTTGACATTCATCAAGTCGCTGATTGTCTTTGTGCTGGACAATGATTTCATAATCCCATTGGCAGCACCATACACTGAGCACCTATATATTTCATGGGCTATCACAGGGTAAAAGGGTCGCATAGACCCCAGTGCTTTAACCAGCTGGTTTCCGTTAGATTCCATTTGCCTGGAGAGTGTAAGCACCGTTTTCAAGCCCTTGTTCCTGGTGATGTTTATAACGGTGTCCATGCAATCCCGTGACATCCTTGAGCCAGGCATGGGAGGCGTATCTAATGGTATGTCAAATGGATTGTCAATGAGCCTGCTAATGTCCAGAGTATCAGGTCTGCGGTAGGAGGTGTCACAGTCAAGCACAGTAAGGTACTTATTGACTATAGGGATAGAAAGGAAAGGAGACAAGGACCCGAGTGAGGAAGACAACGGATCAGAGTGCCCCCTGTATAAGAACTCAGCTAAGCATGAGACTGGTAAGCCCCCTAAGTTCGATGGGATTAAGCTCAGCAAAAGTGCTAGCCCCCCCTGGTTAGCATTTGCCATCAATGTTCGGGGCAATTCCCACTGCTCAGGCTTACCATACAACACAGATGATCGGAACTCTCTACGAATCATCCAGTTCTCTAGAAACTTTGAGAACATGAAACATGCCAGTGTGTTGTTAGATCTGTCTGTCATGGAGCTGCCTTGTGCTGATAGTGTTCCTATCATACTATGGAGTGTTGGCATGTCAGAATCTGGGTGTGGAAACATCCTAGACAACACCTTGAATGAAGACTCTAATTTCACACCCTTGAACCACATATTCTTGCCGTAGGTACAAAACCGAGTAGATTGGCTGCATTCTTCAGCCTTGACTTCATGCCCGACGTTGGTAGCAGCCGTTTCTATAGATGATACCAAGCTCTGGGCTAGGTCTCTTACCCTGACCTTGTATTGATCTGGGGACTCCCATGCCTTTCTAGCTACTGTAACATAGAGAACGAGGTTATCTGCTTGGCATGTTATTGTGTACTGAACACCAAACCTCCAAATATCCCAATGTAGCATGGCTAATGTATATACGGCCCAAAATTTCTGACAAGTTCCCTCATTACCTCTGCCATCGTTGAACCATATCCCTGGCTGTGCAGGAGGGTCACCAGTCTCAGGTATATCAGTAGGGACGAAGCTAGGATGACGTAAAATAAATATACACTTCTCAAAAAACCTGTGGACGAATGTGTACAATTTTTGAACACCGAGGAGTTGGTTTAGCCGGTGTCCTATAGGATCGGTCATCTCTGCTGTGAAGTGGGTGTTCCAAGAGCTTAGGTCCAGCCCTATAGTAAGGACATGAGTGTCTTCTGATTGCTTCGTGATGGCGAGAAATGTTTCTTCCTCTTCCTTGGCATTCATGGTCATGGTTTGTTGCGGAATGTAAGGGAAGATTTTTGTAGCAAGATTTGCCTCTAGATTATTGAAGAAGCATCGCATCCAGAATACCATCATAGCAAAAATCCTACCAAGCACCTTCATCTCTCGTTCCTTAGGGTGGACTGTTACTATGTGCCAGTCATAGGGGATAGAGTCATCTACTACCATTTGACAGACCTCTTTAAGCGTCCCTTCATTCTTTAAAGCTTCTATCACTACCCGTTTTGATGTAGATGGTTCTTTT